ATGTTTTGCTTTAATCGTTTATCTGAATATGTACCAAAAGCAGCGGTATTAGCACCATTGGCTGTAATTTGTCCTGAACCAGCAGAATTATTATTTAAAGTAAAACGAACAAAAATTTGGCTTGTGGTTGTATTGTTGTCAAATTTACCAAAAATAGCTGCGGGATTTCCAACATCGCCCGTAACGCCTTGACACGCAAAAGCTGGTGATGTGTTGGCAGATGGAACAACAAATATTCTTGAGCCGTTTGTATTACTTGTAGTACCCACCAACAAATTACCACTATTATCAAATATACCTCTAGGATTACCTGCACCATCACTTAGAACAATGTAGTTACTTGATGTGCGAATGTCTAAGCCACCTTGATTGCCGTTGTAACCACCAAGTATGGTGTTGTAAGAGCCTGTGGTCATCACATTACCAGCACTAAATCCAACGTATGTGTTAGCCGTTCCTGTTGTATTTCCTGAACCAGCACCGTAGTAGAAGCCGTAGTTACCACCACCCACAAATGTATTATTAGCACCCGATGTATTTGCATAACCGGCACCGTAACCAATCATAATGTTTGAATTACCCGTGCCAGTTGCACCTGCTTGAGTGGTAGAACCTACATAGACGTTTACATTACCCGTGGTATTTCCTGAGCCAGCGGCTGTTCCTATGGCTGTGTTTTGAGTACCTGTTGTTGAGTACAAAGCGGGATTAAAAAATCCGGGAACGGAAGAACCAATCGCCACATTGTAACTGCTTGTTGTATTCCCATATAGAGCTTGTTGCCCAATAGCAATATTATTTGAACCTGTGGTATTACTATACCCCGCTTGATAACCTACTGCTGTGTTGTTTGAAGCTGTTGTATTGCTGTATAAAGATTGATAACCTACTGCTGTATTATTGGAGGCTGTGGTGTTAAATGCTAATGCACTTCCACCAATTGCTACATTATATGTCCCTGATGTATTTGAAAATAAAGAAGCATTTCCAAAAGCACTATTATCACTTGCGGTATTGTATAAAAGTGCATTATTGCCAAAAGCGGAATTTCTTGCCCCTGTAGCATTTAAAGTTAATCCATTACCAACAACAGTATTTGTACTTACACTACCACCACCCAATCCAACAGTAACACCATGAATAGATGCGTCTTGAGTAGAACTTAACGTAGTAAATGCACCTGTACTTGGAGTTGTAGCACCAATAGAAGTGCTATTAATCGTTGAGTTTGTAATCGTGGAATTAGTAATTGTGTCAGTAGAAATAGGTGGACTAAAGAAAACTCCTCCTGGTCCTACTAATCCTAAACAATTTCCATTAACATCAAATTCAGCTTGAACAGGAACGATGTTTTGTGTGCTTGTCGTTGCGACTTTATTTGAACTCATTATGATATTCCTTCGCCTGGAGTGATTTCTAAACTTGTTGCTGCACTTGCTATAAACCAAGCATTTGGAGGAATGCTACTAAATACTCCTACACCATTTGCAGGTATAGATAAAACATTAGCGATTCCACTAGAAGTTGGAGTAGTAGCTACAGGGGTAACTGATGCGTCATTAGGCTCTTGTGGAGACCAACCAACTCGAACTAAACTACTTGTTAAATTAACAATACGATACCCTGATGGATATACATTGTTATTAGATTTTACTTGGACAGGACTTGTTCCTACTAAATAAGTCGGTCCAAATGGTCCAAATGCTGAGTTATAAGCCATGATTTCTCCTTAGACTGCTGTAGTAGGTAAAGGCAAGTTTTCACAACGAGTTATACAAAATATATAAGTGCCTGCAGCTGGTACTAATGCTCCTGCTGTGCTATTTATAAATGCAACAGTTAAAACACCATTTGTTAATACATCACATTCAGCACCTGTTACACCTGCTGTCTGAGCACCTGCTAAACCTACATACTGAACGATATCAGTTGTTTGTAATCCAGCAATATTAAATGTTTGAGCAGCTGTTGTGTAAGCTGCTACTGAAACAGGAGTTAGATATGGTCCGATATAAGTTTGTGATAGAACATTACCACGAGAAATAGTTGTTGATGGCATAATATTTTCCTTTTAAAGGTTAATTCAATTATAGGTTTTTTAAGAAAAAAAGCCACACTTTTTGAGCATGGCTTTCTTTATTTACTTCTGTTGGTGATTAACTTGATACGCTAAAGTCATAACCATATACATAAACGTCAAATGTTGCACCTGCTACTGCTGTTGTTAATGGTGCTGTTACGTTTAAATAAAGGTTTTGAACTGTAGTTGCTGTTGTTTGTGCTGAAGGAGCAACCAATGAAACACCTACTGCTGTGCTTAATTGTGATGCTGTAATTGCTCCATATAAACTTGAGCCACCACTTGTTGTCGCTACACCTAATGCTAAACCTGTTGCTGTTACGTTTGCTCCAGCATTGTTTAGGTTAGTAACAATTAAACTCTGTGGTAAAAATACAGAGCTATTGTTTACTTGCATAGGATAACTAGCGATTGCGTTAGCGTTCACGTTCTTCAACGTTGCAATCAAACGCAATGACTGTGAAGTCGTTACATTTGATGGGTGGGTTGAATTGGTTACTGCTGGACCTGGATTTGCCATGATATTTTCCTTTCGTTAATTAAGCTGCAACACGACAAGCGAGTTCAGGATAGAGAGGAGCCCAACCATACAATACGTCAACACGAGTCGGAATAGAATCATTGTTGATGGTGTATTGACGGACAACACGCATGGAAAGACCAATCTCTTTATCAGAAGCTCTGCCAGCGAAATGGACTCCCTCTGGTAATTCGAGGTCAGCCATACACATTGTAAAAGCATGGCGGTGCATCACAATATTCTGTGGTGAAACGATACCATATCCACTTGCATTGTATTGGCTACCAAAGAATGTTACAGCAGCTGTTGATGATGTAGTAGGAATCGATACGTTTTGGAACTGACCACCTGAAATAACAGCAGGAGATACAGTAACTTGAACGCTTGAACCTGATACTACAGAAACAGCACTCTTCACTACAAATGAACGCAATTTGTTAGTTCCGTATGCTTGACGATTCTGTGGGTTAACAGCATATACACCAGCGATTTGGAATGTATCACCTGCATTTAAATTGATTGTGCCTGTGTTAGCAGCAGTCAAAGTAATTGTAGATTGTGATGCCCAACCTGTTGTTAAGAAGCCTGAAGCTGTTGTTGTGTTAACAGAAGCTGTAACAGTAGAAGAAGAGAAGTTACCAAAAGTTTGACTCACAATATTTTGGTCAAGTTTCCAATTCATACCACCGCTGTCTCTACCCATAAGCCCTTTTGTGTACTGTGCTGAAATCTCAGCAGTCGGTACAAATAAGCCTTTAAGAGAGTCAACAATAGTTGCTGATGTGAATGGCTCAACGATACATGAACGTCTACCATCACGAGGAGCACCTTCTGAATCTAAGTATGCTTGTGCTGATAAGTATGTATATAGACCTGTTGGAGGAGTGCCTGGTGTTCCTACAATGTTTGCTGTGTTTAAAGCAGCTGTTGTAGTTCCATCAAAGTCAATTTTATTCGCAATCGCTGCAACAGCAGGCTTGAGAATACGGTCGCTAAACATATCCAAAGACAATGCTAAGTCTTGGGTAGTAAATTGCGTATCCACATGGAACTGGTTTGATAAAGTTACAGGAACTGAAGTTTCGTTAAGGTCTTCAACGTTAAGAGCAGGTCCCATTGTCCCAATGAAGCGTCCAGGTCTCCTGACATTGACTGTGGCTCCAATCTTTGCTCCCACGACTGCAAACTGGTCATCATAATTGCGGTCCACTTCACTTGTAAATGTTAATTCGTTTTCGAAAACCATCAACGCTTCGTTGGTGATTTTCGATATAGTTAATAGCGTATTTGCCATGATATTTCTCCAAAAAAATTAGGTTTATCTAAGCCTACCAGCTTGTCTTGCAGCTTTATACTGTGCGTATGTTCCATGAAACTGTCCATCTGTATCCACTAAAACATCAGCTCCAGCTTTGCCACCAGTCAAAGGACTAATAGGACTAGGTGCTTTACTTCTAGCGACTGGTTTCGGTTCTTCCTTACGTTCAAACCTAGCTTCTAGCTTTCCAAGTTCTCTAAGAGCTTGTCGCAAAGGCATTTCAGTTAGCTTCTGAGCATAATCTTCATTCGATGCTAAATGATATAAAATTTGTGGTCCTACATCACTTTCTAAAATGCTATCTCTAATCTCATCACTTACGACAGTATTAGCAGATTTCACTACGTCATCAAAATCTTTTATTTCATTCTTAGCTTGTTCAATCCTCTTTGTCCAAGATTTTGCAATCTTTTCTCTTTCAGCTTGTAACTTGCTTTGTGCTTCCTGTTCTTCTCTTTGCTTCAAAACATTTTCAGTAGACCAATCTATTAATGCCTTCTCAAATTCTTGAATGTCATTAAATTGGCTTACATCAGGTTTGCCTTCCATTGACATTTGTGGTGTCTCAGGTGCATTCCTTGCTTCATACTCTCTTAGACGATTCTCTAGTTCTCTAGCTTTTGCTTCAGCTTCTTGAGCCCTTTTAGATACTTTTTCAAATCGTTTGTTTAACTTGTCTTTAGGCTTTTCAGTCTCTTTAGCTTCTTCCTCTGCTTCGGGTTTACTCTGTTCTTCGACTTGTTCTGGCTCTGTATTAACAGCCTCAGGTGTCTCTTGCTCAGCTAAACCTAATCTCTCTGCATAAAAGGTTGTTGCGTTTTCACTTGTTACTACATTTGATGCTTCTCTTGTTTCTGTATCGGCCATGATTTCTCAAGCTCCTGATGGTTATGTTATAAAGTTTTAAAAATTATTTGTCAATTTCTTTTATTTCTTTCATGGCATCTTTTAATAATGCCTTTTGTTCTTTTAATTCATCTTTAGATAATCCTTGATATGGATTAACTACTTCAGGCTCGTATTTTTTACCTGCTCTACGAGCCATTTCTTTCATTTTCCACTCTAATGCGTTATCACCTATTACTGTTGGCATGATTCCTCCGATTGTTTGCCCATTACTTTGGTAAAGATTTTTCGCTATCACCCATATTCAATTCATGCAATATCGCATCCATAGCACCACGTTTGCCTAATTTAGCCTTTAACATTGCATATTTAGGGTGTTTTTTAGCTCTTTCGTGTTGTTCATCATCCATTTTTTTAACACGCATTTTTTGGTCAGGTTGTTCTAAACCTAATTTATTAGCCATAAATTCGGCACGATTTTCTGATGTAACTATATTTCTTGGCATTTAAATTCCCCTTTCGATTGCTTCTTCTTTGGCTAATTGTTCATCTTTTAAGCCTAACTGTGCCAATACTATTGCAAGTTGAGCTTTCATACGTTCTACTTCTTTCTGTGTTTCAGTCTTTATAACTGTATCGTGTGCTTGCGTATCTGTACGCATCTGCGTATCTTCTCTACGAACTTGTAATCGCATTGCTTCACGCTGTGTTTCAGCTTCTTGAACCTGTTGTTGAACACTTGCACGATATTTAATATCCATTTGCATTGCTTGAAGTTGTTGTTGCAACTGTTGAATCGTCTGTTGACTCTGTGCCAATTGCATTTGAACTTGTGGTGGAATCGGAGATTTATCGTTTACTTGTGCTAATGGATTGCCTGCAGCTAATCTATCAGCAATCACTTCAGCACCAGGGAAGTCCATATTTCTTACTAATAAATCACCAGCCATTTGAACCAAAGCAGGGTCAGCAGCAAATAATTGCATCATTGAATCAACAGCTTCTTGACGCTTACTTGCATAGCCTGGACCTGTTTCCATCACAATATCGTATTCGCCTACTGTTACATCATTCAGAATCTTATCTATACCTTGCTCGTCTTGTCCACGCTGATTAATCGTTACCATGTCAGGTTTACCATCAGCACCAATGATTCGCATAATGCGTTCTTCAGAATAAATAAATGGTATTAAATCTAAACAAATACGACCACATTGCCTAATACTACGAGTTAAATTATCGTAATAATGGAAGTTGGTCATGTCTGTTTGTTGTTGCTGACCATTTAAAGCCTTGCCACTTATCATGCCTGTAGGAAGTTGGCTAGGGTCATATATGCCCACAACAGCCATTAAATCGCTGTTTAAGCCTTGTAAAGCCGTTACCATACCTGTTGGTGGTGGTTCAGGTTGAATTCTTTGTGGAGGTGGTGCTGGTCTACCTTCTGAGTCTGTTTGCTTATAACGAAGTATCGGCATAGACTTGACGTTTGCCGTATTCCACTCCATTTCATGTCCTTCGTCTTGTCCTTCAGCTAACATATACTTTGCTTTAGGTGCAAGTGCTACGCTTTCAGTTAATGCTGTAGACCAAAAGTTATACATTCTTTGTGGGTCTTTTGCCATTCTTGTAAGACCAAATTTCTTCTTCTTACTATCCACAATGAGTTGTTGACCATAGCAAGGAACAACAGGAATATATTTACCTGCCCAATCTGACCTTTCCAAGACTTGCATACCTGTGAGTTTTACCCATTTAATCTTCTTTTTAACAGTTTCACGCTTACTGACTACATAAATGCCTGCGTCTTGCATATCTATTTCTTTTGGCTTTTCATCTTCATAAATGGTTGTGCCGTCAGATAAAAGAAGTAATTTAGTACGGATTCTTTCTGTATAGAAGTATTCAGCAATTCTTATATCTTCTTTAGTAATCCATTCAGATTGACTATCGCCTGTGCCTCTAGGGTTAAATCCACCACCATCGTCAGCATCAGGATACATTTTCCTAAATGCTTCTTTACTTATCACTTCAGTAATTAAACATTTTTCAGCGTCTGAGCCATCAGGTTCAGTAGAATTAGGGTCAAAATAGACCATGAATGGGTTTTCTATACGCTTAATATAAAGTTCTTGATGAAAACTGTCAGGTCTTGGGTAATCATGCGTTACTCTCCAATATCCCCAACCCATACGAACAGCAAAGTCAAAAGCATTGTCATAAGCAGCGTCAGCATCCGATTGGTTCTCAATGTGCCTAAGAATACCTGTAATGATTTCAGCAACCTTAGCGTCAGCTTCATTGTTCATGCCATGAGCTTTCATTCTTGGTCGCTGTTGTCGTTGCTGATTGGTAATCTGTCTTACATACGCATCAATTTTATTAATTGTGAGATAAGGTCTTGATTCTAATAGCCTTGAGTTTTGAATCTCAACAGGCCATTGGTCGCCACCTGCAAATTTAAGGTCATCTAATGCTTCAACTCGATTATTAGAGTCGTTATCGCTACAGAATCTTAGAAACTGTTTTGCTTCTTCAATAATTCCAGACTCGCCATCATCTTCTGTCGAGTATATTCCACCATTACTTTGTACGTTAGTAACCATAAATTTTCCTTATTGCATCCAACTAACCACATCATAATTCATAGGCTTGCGTTTGACTACTTTTTTCTCTTGCACCATTAATGCAATATATCTAAATGCGTCTGCACCATGACTATACTGGTCATGTATTGGTTTCATGCTAAAAGCACCTGTGTCTGGGTCAGGTAAATACCTATAATGTCTTAAACATTGTAGTCCTACGTCTGTATTTGTCTTATCAAAGTAGCAATTAGAGAATATTGTTCTTGCTGCATTAATTGAATCAGAAATAGGCACTCTTTCTATTATCCTAACATTATATCCACTAGAACGCACAATTTCTTCTATGCTTCTACCATTTGCAGCCAATGTTTTATTCTGAGCATCGTGGGGCAAATATAGCGTTTCATAGACATACCCAAAGGTTTGCATCTTAGCTAATATCTCGGATATGGTCGTTTGAGTAGTTTCAAAATAGCGTATTAGACGAGTTTCCATGCCTATAAATTGAACAAACCATATAGCCGTTGCATCAGCCCAACCAATATCAAATACAGCTTGAACAGGTTTAATAGGGTCATAAGGCACATTACAGATTCTTCCATCTTGCTCAGCTCGGTTCATTTCTTTAGCGAATACTGCACCATCTATTGTTGAACGAGTAAAGCCTTCCCATACGTTTTGATAGGCTTCAAAGTCTCGGTTTTTAAGTGATTGACGTTCTAAATCCAATACTTCAGGAAACCAAGGATTGTCCGACCAGTTGATTTTTTGCACCACAGCATTATCAGGTGGACTTATAACAAAGCGTTTGTAAGTTTCGTCAGTTGGTAATTCAGGATTGAATGTAACCCATATTTCGCTGTTTTCTTTACGAATAGTCGGTATTAAAACTGACCAAGAATGAGCTGATACATTATTAGCCTCTTCTATCCAACAGTAATCTATGCCTTCAATAGACTTTAAGCCATTTATGTTGTTCTTAATGCCTGCAAAGATAAACTCTGTACCATTTAATCCTCGAATAGAAGTTTGAGTTATCTCATAATGAGCCTCTAATTTCATTTCGTAGATTTGGTCTACCAAGAGCTTATGTACAGAATCTTTAATAGATGTTTGAAATTCCCTTGCACACAGTATTCTAAGAGTTCTTAATACTCCCATGCAAAGTAATGCTCTTGCTACAGAATGAGACTTCCCTGCTCCTCTACCACCATAAAGCACTCGATAGCGAGAGTTTTTAGGCTCAAATAAACACTTTAACTTAGCAGGGAACTGTGGCCATATAAAGCCTGTTGTATCAATCTGACTTTGCATTGCTATCTACAAATACAAATCCAATGCCTTTAACTAACTCTGTTCCTTCAGGACCACTTATCTCAGTTGATTGAGTTGGCTTTCCTTCTATTCTGTCCATAATTTCTTTGACAGCCCATTGTTCACCAGCCTCAGCTAATTCAACTACACCTTCAACAATCTTAGCTACTCTCTCAGGATTTTGTGCAAATAACATTCTAAACCTATCTGTAAAAGGTTTTTTCTTAGCGTTTTGATTGCCCTTCATGCTTTCAGCAATTTTTTCTTTCGCTAATTCTGTATGTTTTTGTACAGGCATGATTTAAATAGTTTTTTTAAATTAATTACAGTTATTGTTAGTTATATTCTATTACTCATTTTTTGTATTGTCATTAATCACTTCAGGATTAGGTGTATTTTGTGCAATATGCTCTTGAACTTTTGCGTTTGCTTCTTTAATCATTCTGTCGTGAAGTTCTTGTACGACTTCCATAGGTAATTTACGCAATCCAGCAATAATAATCTCTATTTCGCCAGCAGTATGCTCAAATGCTACTTTTATGTCTTTAATGTTCATTTTTTACCCTTTTTTTCAGATTTCTTTGCTTGTTTTTGCACAGCATAACCAATTGCTACAGCTTGGCTTGGTTTTTTACCTTCTTTAATTTCTTTAGCAATATTGGCTTGACGAGTTTTATCGCTTGTTCCTTTTTTTAACATAATCTCTCCTTAACAGTTCCAGTTCTTTAAACTTGCTTTTGCTCTTGGTGCATCACCTTTTGCATGCTTTACTACCCCTTCCATCCTCGAGCAGAAGGATTTTTTACGACCTTCATCAGCTTTAGTCTTTGGGTTTGGTGCTGGTGCTTTTAAATTACTTCCGTTCTTTGCATTGTATTCAGCACGACCTTTAGCTGTCATGCCTGCACCTTTTTCTGTAGGATTATAGGTTTTACCCTTACCTGTGGTTTTATGGGGAATTGGTTTATCGTGTTTTTTAGTTGCCATTATGCTTTCTCCTCTATAAAACATACATCTTGCCACGACATCAGCAAATACCGTTCATTATTGTAAAAATATTCTGTATATTTTAGATATTCGTCATTACCCATGTGTCCAAAACGTATGAATGAACCGACTTCAATCGGCATTTGTTCACGTTTTCCATTAGGTAACTTCTTGCCATCGCCTACAGCTACAACTGTTCCCATGTTGTCTTTTTCATCCATGACAACAGCAATAATATTAGATTTAATACGTTCTATAGGTTTTACTAGAATTTTATCGCCAAGTGGTTTAAGCATATTTGCGAGGTCTCCCAGCTTTCTTTTGTCCTGAATTAAGAACTACAGGTTCACTTATCTTCTGAACCATAATATCAATCGGCATATTAATGGTTTGTGATAAAAACTCACCACACCAATCGTCTTTCGACTTATTGACAGATTCAGGGTATCTTTTGCAAATTCCTAGTCGTTCTCCACTAGAAAAAAATTTACAAAAATTACATAAATCTTTATTGTTACTATCAGCCATTAGGTAAACTCCGATTACTTAGTTGGTT